CGAGAAAGAAAAAGAAGAAGATACTGAAAACAGAGACAAAGAAGAAGAAGATGAAGATCGTTTAGAATTAGCGATGGCTGCGAGTGAGAATGCTTTAACAATAGCTAACACGGCTACACAAGCATCTGTTTTACAAACTATGAATGCAGCGACCAATGTTAATTCTTATTATGTTGCAAACATTTCTGGTGGAGTATACAAAGATACTACCTCTTTGGAAGGTGGAAAAATAGTAGACAATAAGAAAGTTTTTAGAAGCTTATCACAAGACAAATTACATAATACAATGATACGGGAGCAATATCAATGAACAAATTAATTACTCTAGGATTAATAATAGGGCTGTCAGGCTGTGCGTTATTAATGCCTAAAGAAGTTGCAGCAGAAAACATCGACATTACAGGTAGTGTGCAAAGCAGATGTACTGTTAATACAGACACACCGGGTGTTTATGGAAACCCTAATGCATATACGTTAACAACTGCACCTGCAAGTGCAGGGCAAAAACCTATTGTGCGTGTAGATACAACTTTAGCTAATGCTTACAATGCACAGATTAGTTATCCTACTTCTTTTGCATCTAGCCCTAGTTTAGGAGATACAATAGTTTGGACAGGAGCTGTTGCAGTTGTACAGACTTCATCGTCTGACATGTCGGGATATCAAGCAGGTAGTACAACTACAGGTGCTGTTAGGACTTATCCTTTAAGTATAGCAGGAACAACTTGGTTTGAAATTGAGTCTGAAGCCACATATGGTGGTGGACAGAACAAAGCATTTCCGGGCGGTTCTTATACGGCTCACGTTGTAGCAGAATGTATCGCTCAATAATACTAATAGCGCTGTTGTGTAGTAACGCAATGGCGCACGAAATGACTCCGACATATCCTAAATGGAAAATTACAGCACATGATGGTATATACAAAACCACTATGGAAATGTTTAATAGCCGAACAGATGTAGAATGGTATGAGGTTGGCGTGTTTGATGATGATTGGAAACCAATACGCTTTGTAACTAGTTACAGAGTTTTTAAATTAGAATACTTAGGTGCTACTAAGTTTGATGTTTATATTAATTCAAAAGATAAAGGCAGAGCTGAATACATATGCTCTAAATCTAAACTCAAAAATAATAGCAATGATAGACCTATGGTAGAATCTAGAATATGTTCGAGGTTTAAATGAATAAACTACTCTATATTATATTACTAACATTAAGTTGCACAGTAATAGCTGACAGTAACTCAAGCACCTTCTAGTTCTGGAACAGACAAGATTCGAGCAGGCGATTTAGATTGTAGTAATAGTATAGGTGGATCAACTACGTTTGAAATGGGATTTACCGGGGTGATTAATAACGCAACCGTTCCTATTATTGGAAAACCGTTAGACGACTATCCACAAACTAAAGACTTAGGATTGTATGCTCGTATTATTATTCCTTTAGATGGACCAAGCGAGCGTATTAATTGCAACACTTTGTATCAACTAGAGCTACAGCGTAGACGACTTGAAGTAGAAAAGCTTAGAGCTGAAATTGAAATGTTAAAATCACTACAAGGTAGTGGGGAGTTTGATAACTGATGGATGATTTAGAAAAGAAAATTAAAGAAGTTGAAGACTTACCTAACAAGCAAATTAAAGTAAAAGGTTTTAAGTTTAGCGGTGCTAGTATTATGGCATTGTTCGCTTTAATATCAACAATACTTGGATCGTTGTATGGTGGCTTTTTACTCTATCAAAAAGTAGAGGCATTAGCTTCATTAGATTTAGGCGATATTAGTTCGTCTATGGCTAAGACTTCTGCTGAGGTACTACGTATTGAAGAACATGCTAATGCAATTAAGATAGAGTTAAAGAAAGACATGACTGATTTAAGAAATAGTCAATGGAATTTAGAATCAAAAGTAGATGGTAAGCTACAGTCAGTAGACACTAAGCTTACTAACTATGATACTAAATTAGATAGATTTGAAATAAAAGTAGAGAAAGTAAAAACGGATATTGAGAAACGTATTCAAGAATCTTTAGATAACCCACTTGCAAACTAGGACATTATGGACGAAGACAGAAGAGTACAAATACAACTTGACAAACATACTACGCAGATAGCTAAGTTGTTTAGCAAGATTGATGATACTAACGATAAGATACAAAAGATATTTAATATGTTAAACCAAATTAGGTACTTTATATATGGAGGCTTTGCTTACTTTTTAGCGTCTGAGGTTGGTATGTTTAATTTATTACAGTTAGTAGCATGAAGGAGATGACACATGATAGCACTTTTAACTAACATAGCACCAATAGCCCTTGGGTTTGTTGGTAAGTTGTTTGCATTAAAAAGTCAAGCAGCACAAGAAAATCAAAAGTTGATGATGCAACAATTTGCAGTCAGAGACAAATCAATTAATGATGCAAGAGCTGCAGCAGACAAAGAAAGTCCAATGGCTGCACTAAACAGACGAGTAATTATATTTGTTATATTGTCTTTAATTATATTTACACAAGTAGCACCTGTATTTTTTAATGTGCCAACTGTAATTCCTACTGTAATTGAAGGAGCAAGCTTACTTGGTTTTGAACTTACACCAGATACTGTTGAGTATGTAACTGTACAAGCTGGTGCTGTTTTAAAGTTTGATGAAGTATTTGCATGGGCAACTATGATTATAGAGTTTTACTTTGGAGCACAATTAGCAAAGGGGAAATAGAATGCCTTACGAAACAAGTCCAGAGATTGATTTCTCAGCCATCGGTTTAGTTGTTGATGTGCCGGCTAACGCTGTGCCTACTGGTGGTTGGAGTAATTCTCTTAACGTTAGAGCAAAGAATGATTCAGTACAAGGCGTTAATGCTTTTGCAAATGATATTGTTTTGCATCCTACAGACAGTAACATTGCGAATGGAGAAGCTAAAGCAATTTGTCAATTTACACCTGCTGGCGGAGACAATCTTGTCATTGCTTATATTGTAAAAGGTGTTAATGGTAATGGTTCTGTAGTCTTATATGACACAGGAGGCTCTGGTAATAGTCGATGGAATGATGTTACAAATGCAACAGCAGATCAAGTGTTTACATTTGACGATGATTATCCACCACAAATATTTGTGTTTAATGAATTGTTAATTGTTAATCCAGCAACAGATGCACCGCCACAGTTTACTAATGCTTCGGTTGGTGCTGGAAGTTTAGCAGAGTTACCTAACTGGATTAATGATAGCAGCAATCAACCAATTATATGTAGAGTTTTAAAAGGCTTTAACACAAGGTTGATAGCTATGAACGTTAAAGAAGAACATGGCGCTGGAACAAGTGATGATGTTTATCAACCAATTGATTTATTATTTTCTTCTACAATTACAACAATAGCATCTTTAGCTGCAGCACAATGGACTGCATCTTCTACAAATACAGCAGGTGATGCGTTTCTTAATGATACGCCCGGCAAAATATTAGATGGAGGACAGCTAGGTGAATTCTTTATTGCTTACAAATCAGATAGTGTTGTAAGAATTAGAGAGACTGGAGACAGTTTTGTACTTGCTATAGAAAGTATATTTGAAGACGATGGTATATACTCAACCAGATGTTTTGCTAATATAGGAAACTCACAGCATTTAGTTGTTGGTAATTATGGTGTGTACATACATGACGGACAATCACAAAAACAAGATATTGCTAAAGATTTATTTAAAGATACTATGTATGCTTTAGTTAAACCAGCAGAGCGTAACAGAGCTTTTGTGTTTCAACAAACAAGAGACAAAGAAGTTTGGTTTTGTTTACCAAGTACAAGTAATAGCACAACAGGTTGCGACATAGCTTTTTGTTATGACTATGATTCTACTAAAATACACAAACGTAGTTTACCGGGAATAACTGATTTGTTTGAAACAGAATTAAACGGTGAGCTTAAAATATTTGGTACAAAGTCTGGAACTACATTGCAAACATTATCTAATACAGTGTTAGAAGCCAATGGATTTTTTGAAAGAACAGATGATAATCTTACTAACAATAGCATTATGAAACATATCAATCGTATTCATGTAACTGCTAAAGGAGCTTGTAAGCTTGCAATTACTGGAACAAAAAATTTAAGTGATTCAAAGTCATATACTGATATTGCATTTAATCCTGCAACAGATTACAAGGTTGACACTAGAACGTCTGGCAGATTTATGAATTTACGTGTGACTATGAATGGTGCAACTAATCCAGAATTAACTAAATTACAATTTGACATTAAGGTTATAGGAGTTAGATAATGGCTAACATGACTGAAACAGAGCTTAGAAGAAGACTTAAAAAGTTAGAATCAGAGCCAACTGCAAGCACTGCTTTAGTATCAAAGGTAGGAGACCAGTATGAATACGATAAAGACTTTATCTATATTGCTTATGCTTCTGCTTTGGCTAACCTTTCTTCTGGGAGTATTACTAATCAAAGTGATGCTACTGACTTTCAATTTACTCCATACACAAAAACCGGAACACTAATGCCTTTTAGAGGCTACTTTATTAATAAATCTATATATCAGTCAGGCGATCCAACAGATTATACTTGGGAGTCTACGTCAGGTAGTGCAGGTTACACATCTACTGAAAGAGCTTTTACAACAAATGCTGGATTAAAAAACACTTTAGGCAATCCTACTAAACCGGGTAGTGGAGTTACTTGGGGTACAATTGCAGCAGGTGATCCAATACCTGCTAATGCAGTTTATTATGCAAGAAGATTTACATTAACTACTACTGATGGGGCAGTTACTTCTGCTTGGGATATTGAGCCTGTTGGTAAACATGTTGACACAACTGTTGTAAGTGCTGATGGAATTAAAGCAGAAAATATTGATTTAGATGGTACATTAAATGTTACAGCTAATAGCGGTGCTATACGTTGGGGCAAAACAGATGGCGATGATATTACAAACTCAGGACTTTTTATAGGTCGTGATTCAAATGGTAATCCAAAATTTGTTATTGGTAGTCAAAGTAGTTTTATTTATTTTAATGGCACATTAACATCCGCTGTAGGCGTTTCAGAATCAGCTACAGTAGGAACAGAAACAAACATATATACTTCTGGTACTAACACTTTTACTATATCACCAGTATTAGGAACAATTAATATTCAATTATCTGGCGGTGGAGGTGGAGGTGGTACAGGAAGTACTGTAGATGGTTCTGGAGACGGTTCTGTTGGTGGAACTTCTTCTGTAGTTGTGTATAAAGCAGACGGTTCTGTAAGAACAGGAACAGGAGCTTTAAGTATTTCAGCTAGTGGTGGTAGCGGTGGTCTTCGTGGAGGAGGTAATGGACTTACTGGAGGTAATGGTTCAAACTTTACTGCTCCTTCTGGTGCAATTGATCCTCCATTTAATAATGCTACTGGTGGAACTGGTGGTGTTACAACTATTAATCCTTTAAATCAAGGCGCAGCTGGAGCTGCTGGAATACCTTCATCAGGTGGAGGTGGAGCTGGTGGTGGGGGTGGCGGAGGAGGGGGCGGTGGTGCAGGCTCTTTTAACTCAACCATTTATACTATTGTTAATAGCACAGATTATTTAGTTATAACAGTAGGTGCTGGAGGTGCTGGAAAACAAACTGTCAGAGATAATGCAGGCGGTGATGGTGCTAGAGGCGCTGTTCGAATTAAAGGAGTATTAGCGTAATGTATACAATAATAGATAAAACACATAAAAATGTTTTACATACAGGCTTAACTCTTGAACAAAGAACTGCAAAACAAACTAATATTATAGAATTTTTACTTACAGAAGATTACGATACTACACCACAAGTAGGTAAAACTAAACTAGATACAACTACACACGACTTTGTTTCAATGACATGGACAGAAGTTAAAGCGTGTAGAGATAGAATACTTGCTGCTTCTGATTGGAGAGACTTGCCTAGTTATGCAGGCTCCGATCAAGCAGCATGGAGAACATATAGACAAAAGCTGAGAGACCTTCCACAAGATTACACTAACGTGGAGGATATTGTATTCCCAACGGAGCCATAATGTACACAATACAAAGAATAGTAGGAGAGGACTTGCTTCTCAATTATCAAGCAATTAAAACAGAACTAGAAAAAGCACTGGAATACTCAGATGGTGAGAGAAGTGCAGCACAAATTATACTCAATAGTGTCTCACAGCCCCAAATTTACCAGATATGGC